TTTGCTGCAGAGGTTGTTACTCCTGAAGTTAACATCGAAGCTTCGGAGGTGCCCTTCTAATGGAGACAACTATCTTTGGTCCTCCGGGGACAGGTAAGACTACAAAGCTTATTAGTATTGTGAAGGATGCCATATCTAATGGCATGGATCCCACACGCATAGCTTTCATGTCCTTCAGTAAGAAAGCAGCGGAGGAGGCCAAGCAAAGAGCCTTGGCAGAGCTACCCGTAGATGAGCAATCTCTCCTGTGGTTTCGTACCTTACATTCCCTTGCATTCAACTGGCTGGGCATGAGATCGCAGGACGTATTCAAGGGCAGAGACTACAACGAACTAGGTAAGCTAGTGGGTCTAGAGTTCATGGCTAACGCATCCAACAACATGTCAGAGGGTGTTTTATTCAGCCCGGGATCGGGAGGGGATAAGTACCTGTCTATGATTCAGATGGCTAGGGTTCGAGAGATTAGTTTGGAACAGCAGTTTAACGACAGTGCTGATTACCACCTTCATTATCAGCAGTTGACAACTTTAGCCAAGGCTTACAAAGACTACAAAAAACAAATAGCAAAGCGTGACTTTGTAGATATGATCGAAGATTTTATTGATCAGGGCACAGGTCCTAGTTACGATCTTTTGATTATAGATGAAGCACAAGACCTAGCGCCGCTGCAATGGAGGATGGTTAAGGAGGTTTTGGTTCCTAACTCTAAAAGAGTTTATTACGCTGGTGATGACGATCAGTGCATATACTCTTGGATGGGGGTCCGTGTATCAGACTTCTTAAATGCCAGTGACCACAAGATGGTGCTTGATAAATCGTATCGTGTGCCGTTGTCCGTGCATGACTTTTCAAACGATTTGATTAAGCGAGTCACTACCAGACAAGACAAGGTTTGGCAACCCACAGAAAGGCAAGGAAACCTTTCTTGGCACCGTGATATAATGGAGTTGGACTTGGAGAGTGGTGAATGGCTAATCCTAGCAAGGACAAACTACATTGCGAATAAGATCGCCGCCCAGTTGAAAGACGATGGTTACTTATTCTGGAGAGAAGGGGCCGGATGGTCCTTATCTCAGAACGTCTTAAACGGTATTGAGGTGTGGTTAAAATTATGCAAAGGCTTTTCCTTATCAGCAGCAGAACTGAAGAATTTCTCGAAGCTAATCAACGGAAATGTTATTACGAAATCTGGACGAAAAAACCTTTCATCCCTAGATCCAGATCTTTCCTACACTCTGGAAGACATCATCGACAGTTGCAGTTTGAACGTGAATGCAGAGATGAAGTGGATGAATGTATTGAAAGTGTCGGACAAGGAGATAGGTTATATTACGTCGGTACGTCGGCGGGGGGAGCGATTACTATCTGGCAGTCCGAGGATACGGATATCGACGATTCACAAAGCAAAAGGTGGCGAGGCGGATAACGTCGCTCTCTTTTTAGATTCTACAAAAGCATGCATGGACAACCTTGACCAAGACAGTGAGGTCAGAGTTTTCTATGTCGGCGCTACTCGTGCTAAACAACACCTCCATTTAATTGAACCAACAGGATATTACGGATTCTCGATATGAACAGAGCAGAAATATTAGACACCGCCAAAAGTTATGTAACACAAGACAGGGCATCTCAGCATGGTGACATGGAAGATAACTTTAAAAATATAGAAACAGCGTGGTACTGGTGGGACAGTATAAAACCCGACGACTTACCTGTCGGTATGGACTGCGCTATTAAGATGACGTTACTAAAGATTGCAAGAATATCATCTAATCCAAACCACATAGATAACTGGATAGACGGATGCGGTTATCTTGCTTGCGGTGGCGAGTTAACAAAGGACGGATAATAGTTATGAGTGATTCATATCAATATCATCTACTGGCTCAAGATTTAAAAGATGTGGCTTGGGGTAAGACAGACAGCGACTGGTCACCTCCTTCCTCATTTCCTGACCTTTCTCAACACGAAAGAATCGCTGTTGACTTGGAAACGAGAGATCCAAATCTATTGTCGTTAGGCCCGGGGTGGTGTCGAGATGATGGATACATTATAGGAATTGCAGTGGCAGCGGGGGATAGCTCTTGGTACTTTCCTATAAAACATGACGCAGGAAATTTACCTAGGTCTTCGGTAATGAATTGGTTAAAGAAGACACTGGCAACCCCCAACATAGAAAAGGTAATGCACAATGCGATGTATGACCTTGGATGGTTAAGAGCAGAAGGTATTGAGGTACAGGGCAAGATAATTGACACAATGATCGCTGCCCCTTTGCTAAACGAAAACCGCCGTTGGTATAACTTGGATTCTCTAGCAAGAGATTATTTGTCCGAAAGGAAGGACGAGAAAACTTTGCGTTCCGCTGCGGAGGAGTTTGGAGTCAATCCCAAGTCAGATATGTATCGTCTACCATCAAGATATGTAGGTCCTTACGCGGAGCAGGATGCTGCCGTCACTCTTCGCCTGTGGGAAAGACTACGCACTGATCTATTAAAAGAAGAATGCACATCTATTTTTGAATTGGAATCTAGTTTGATTCCTGTCCTGCTGGACATGAAGACAAAGGGTGTTCGGGTTGATATCGACAAGGCCGAACAGACCAAGAAAGATCTGTTCAAGAGAGAACAGGTTTTACTTGAAGAGGTAAAGAAAGATACCGGCATCGCTATTGAGCCTTGGGTTGCTACATCTATAGCAAAGGCGTTTGATGCCATTGGGCTTAAATACCATAGGACAGAAAATTCTGGGGTTCCGTCCTTTACAAAGCAGTTTCTCGCAAATCACGAGCACCCTCTGGCTAAAAAGGTTGTACGCATAAGAGAGCTTAACAAAGCCAACACGACATTTGTTGAAACCATTCTTCAACATTCTCATAAAGGTAGAATCCATTGTGACTTCCATTCTCTTAGATCAGACGACGGTGGAACTGTAACGGGAAGATTTTCTTCCAGCAATCCAAATCTACAACAGATCCCGGCAAGAGATCCAGAGATTAAATCTTTAATTCGCGGCCTGTTTATACCAGAAGACGGTTGTAAATGGGGTTCTTTTGACTATGCCTCACAAGAGCCTAGGTGGCTAGCTCATTACTGTGCAACGCTGACAGGGACTGAAAGGCACCCGCAGATTGATGATGTTATTAAAATGTACCATGAGGGTAACGCTGACTTTCATCAGATGGTGGCGGACATGGCACAAATACCACGCAAAGAAGCTAAGACAGTTAACCTCGGTATTATGTATGGCATGGGTAAAAAGAAATTAGCTAATGTGCTGGACATAACAGAGGAAGATGCAACATCCCTTCTCAGCAAGTATTACGACAGCGTGCCTTTTGTTAAAGGACTAGCGGATATGACAGCTAGAATTGCCTCAGACCGAGGAGTTATTCGCACATGGCTGGGGCGCAAGTGTCGCTTCGACATGTGGGAACCTGTTTCTTACAGCTACAATAAAGCTTTACCTCAAGAGCAAGCTATGAAAGAGTATGGTGGTAAGGGCAGGATTCGTAGAGCCTTTACATACAAAGCGTTGAACAGATTAATTCAAGGGTCAAGCGCCGACCAAACTAAAAAAGCTATGGCTGTATGTTATGAAGAGGGATTGTGTCCCATGCTAACAGTCCATGATGAACTTTGTTTTAATGTAGAGTCTCAAGAACAAGCTGACAGGATTGTAGAGATTATGTCAACTTGTGTTCCAGATCTTAAAGTTCCTTTTGAAGTCGATTCTGAACTTGGAACTAACTGGGGAGAAGTGGGATGAACTGCTGGCATTGTGGAACGAAATTAATATGGGGCGGGGACCACGACTATGAAACAGAAACTGGTGGGGAGGGAATAGTTTCTAACCTTTCATGTCCAGAGTGCGATGCACAAGTATTTGTGTATCTTGATTTAGATACGGAGAATGAAGATGTTTGAGGCAATGATACTTGTATGCCTTGTGGTTAATACGAGCGAATGCAAAGTTCTTGAAGACATGAGAGGACCTTATGAAACAATAGGCCAATGTAATGACAGGTCTGCAGAAATGACTATTGATATAATGAACGACCCAGATCTACAGCACTTCGTTGTCAGCGGGGCTAGGTGCGATAGGATTTCTGGTCTGAAGACGTAGCTGAACATGTCTCACCCTGACAACAGTCGTCGATCAC